CCTTCGACCTGACCGCCTACCTCGACACCCTCGACCCGCGGCTACTCGCCGATCCGGACGGCCGGCGGATCCTGACCCGTCTCGACCCGCTGCTGTTCAGCCTGACCTACCTAGCGCACCACCTGCGCAGCGCCGAGACCGGCGACGTGATCAGCTTCTCCGAAGCGCACATCGAGTGGTGCGAGCTGGCGAAGCGGTACGTGCGGCCGATCTCGGTCGGCGAGCCCGGCTCGCAGCGTGACGCGATCATCGCGCCCCGCGGCATGGGCAAGAGCACGTGGTGGTTCCTGATCATCCCGCTGTGGCTCGCCGCGCACGGCCACCGCAAGTTCGTCGCGGCGTTCGCCAACAGCGACACGCAGGCCACCGAACACCTGAGCTCGCTCAAGCAAGAGATCGAGCTCAACGAGCTGCTGCGCGCGGATTACCCCGACCTGTGCGCAGCGGCACGGAGACCCTCGGGCGTCACCGTAGCCAACGGTCAGCGGATGTACATCGCCAAGTCCGGCTTCATCTTCGCGGCTCGCGGCATCGACTCGGCGGTGCTGGGCCTGAAGGTCGGCAACCGGCGCCCGGATCACCTGATCCTCGACGACGTCGAGGGTACGGAGGGTAACTACAGCCCAAAGCAGAAGGATTCCCGCCTCAAGACGATCACATCCGGCATCCTGCCGATGAACAACCGGGCGTCGGTGACGATGGCCGGAACGGTCGCGATGCCGGGCGCGATCATCGACGACGTTGCCGCCAACGCACGCGGCGAGGAATACCCCGAGTGGGTCGACGACGAGACTTTCACGCCGCGCTACTACGACGTGATCCAGACCGACGACGACGGCACCGAGCGGTCGCTGTGGCCTGAGCGCTGGTCCATGGCGTGGATCGAGACGCAGCGGCACATCAGGTCGTTCATGTCGCAGATGCGCAACGACCCCATGGCCGCGGACTCGGCCTTCTGGTCAGGCTCGGACTTCACCTACCGCGACGACCTGCCGCTGGCCGGGCACCTGCTGTCCATCGACCCCGCGGTGACGACGAAGGCCAAGAGCGACTACACCGCGCTGGCCGTGATCGGCGCGACCGCGAAGGTAAAGGACCGCATGTGCGGTGTGCTCGACGCCTGGCAGGTCAAGATCCCGCCGGGGGAGAAGCTGCGGACCTTCGTGCTCCAGAAGCTTGACGCGTACCCCGAGATCCTCGGCATCGTCGTCGAAACCAACCAGGGCGGCGACGTCTGGAAAGCCATCCTGCACGACATGCCGGTTCCCGTTAGGACGGTGTGGCAGTCGCTCCCGAAGGAAGTCCGGGCGGCTCAGCTGCTGGGGAAGTACCAGCGCGGCCGCGTCTTCCACGTGAAGAAGATCCCACAGCTGGAGGGGCAGATGATCCGTTTCCCCAACGGCGCACACGACGACCTCATCGACTGTGTTGGAACGGGCGTCGAGGTCTACCTCAAGACGGACACGCAGAAGCCCACATCATCAGCGCGAGAGGCGGCGGCATAGTGAACAACGATCTCGGCCCTGCACTCGACGCCATGAGGGCTGCCGACCCGGGATACCGGAAAGCCGTGGCCTACTCGGAAGGTCCCGTCAGCGAGGTCTTCGCGTCCCGCCGGCTGCGGCGCCTGCTGCGCGACAAGGGCGTGAACTTTCAAGCCCTGCTCGGTGATGTGATCATCGACGCGGTCGCGACGAAGCTGAAGATCACGGCGATCACCAGCGACTCCGACGCCCGCACCGCCATGATCGCCGCGGTCGACGAGGCCAACGAGATGACACTGGTGCGCCCGGCCGTGATGCGTCGCGCGCTGCAGCAGGGAGACAGTTACCTCTCGGCGTGGCCGGTGCTCGACGACAACGGCGACGTGGTGCCCGGCAAGGTGCGGGTCGACGTGCACGACGCGCGCACCGCCCGGATCCTCTACGACATTGACAACCCGACCGAGCCGCGGCTGGGTATTCAGAAGTGGGCGTTCGGCAAGCGGGTCCGAGTCGATCTGCTGTACACCGGCCGCATCGAGCACTACATCACGAAGGTCGACGGCGGCGCGGCTGACCGACCGGACGCTTTCCAGCCGTACGCGGCTGACGGGCGTGACGCGGTCGAGGACAACCCGTACGGAATCCCGATGTTCCACTTCCACGGCACCGGATTGCCGGGGGAGTACGGCTGCCCTGAGCACAAGGCTTTTTACGGCACTCAGGACACGCTCCTGAAGCTGAAGATCGGGCACATGTCCTCTGTGGACTACCACGCGCTTCCCCAGCGGGTGGCACTGCGGGACGCCGGGATGATGACGTCCACGCCGGATGAGCTCGACGAGGACGAGTTCATGGTCAGCCAGGACGGGGTTCGTACCCAAACCAAGATCGGCGACGCGAAGTCCACCCTGTCCAGTGAGCCCGGCTCGGTGTGGGATCTCGCTGGCTACAAGGACGTGAAGCAGCTCGACCCCGGTGACCCGAAGGCGTTCCTCGATCCGGCGGCGTACTACCTGAAAGAAGGCAGCACGGCCAGCTCCACGCCGCTGCACCTGTTCGACCGCACCGGCCAGATCCCGTCCGGCGAGGCGCTGAAGACCGCGAACGAACCGTTGGACACCAAGTCCAGTGCGCGCAAGATGAGCTTCGACTCGACCATGCGGCGTTTCTATGCCTTCGTGCTGAAGCTGCTGGACGAGGAGGACGCGCCTGTGGCCATCACCTGGGCACCCATCGAGTCCACGGACGAGACCACCAAGCTGGCGCAGGCCGCACAGAAGCAGGACTTGGGAGTGCCGGCCGATGTGACGCTGGTCGAGACGGGCTATGGGGCCGACCAGGTTGAGAAGTGGCTTGCCGATGGCGGCGACGGCGGGTTGCCGGCGCGGATGGCGATGTTCGTCCAGTTCGCTGACGCCGTGGGCTCGCTCGCGCCGGCAGTCGCTACGGGCGTGGTCACGCAGGACCAGGTGTCGGCAGTGGTTGCCCAGCTGATTGGGGATCTGGAACCGCCCAGCGAGGGTGACTGACGCGCTGCGACCTGCGGAGACACCCGATTCTAAGGCCTCTCCGGAGCGACCTGCGCTGACGTGGTGGGCCTACCCCGGCAGGGAGGACTGATCTCATGGCGGGAACAGCTCCCATCCCCCCCGCGCCGGCGTCGACTGCGGTCCCGGCGCTGGTCCTGACGCACGACGGTGAAGCGCTCGCGCTGGAGACCGCAGCTGCCACAGCAGCCGCGGACCCTATCCGCGAGGTGCTGAGCTCGGTGCAGGCGTGGGCGCACGTCGAGTGGGCGCGCCGGTTCGGCAAGCCCCGTGAGGTGCAGTCCGGGCCGGAATTCCGCAGGTTCACCGCGGACCTCGCACCGCGGCTACGCGCGATCAAAGCCGACCCGGCTGCCACGCTGGTCGAGTACGCGGGTCGGGCGCGGACGCTCGGTGTCCAGCAAGGATTCGCTGAAGTCTCAGCCCCGATAGAGCCACTGCTCGACGGACTGACCACCGAGACCCGGCGGGGGATTGACGCAGCCACCTCCATGGCTCGCTCCAAACTGGCGCTCGCTCCCCGCATGGTCGAGTCGTTGCCGAAGGGCAGCTTCCTGACGGTGAACCGGGCGATGGCGCCGGCCACGCAGGCCGTGAACATCGTCGAACGCGCGGCCCGAACGGTCACCAACGCGGAACTCAACGAGGGCCTGGCCGCCGTCGCCGAGCACGTCGGTGCGCAGCTGGTTTGGGTCGCTGAAAAAAATGCGTGCGTTGCATGCTTAGCCCTGAGTGGCCATGTCATCGAGCCCGGCGGCCACTTCGACTGGCGGATGACGTTCGGCGCCAAGGCATACCAGCCCAAGGACTACAACGCCGACGGCGAGCTGGTCGCGATCGAGCTCGAGCGACCGCCACGACACCCGAACTGCCGATGCCGGGTGACGCCGTGGCTCGGGCACGACACCGCGGGCGCCGAGGCGGTGACGCACGACTGGTCGGGCGCGATCGCCGAGGCGAAAGCCAAAGGTGACCGCGTTGCCGAGGCGGCCGCGCACAAGGCCGCCGCCGCGGCGAAGGAATCAGCCGCCTACGACCTGCCGACCGCGCTCCGGCGCGAGGCTGAGCGCTCGATCCTCAACGGCTACGCGTTGCCCTCGGAGTCCGAAGGGGTGCGTGCCCGCGCCGCCGACCGCCTGCTCGCGCGCATCGGCGACGCCAAGAACTCCCGCTCCCCATCCGGCTGGCAGGTCCCGCAGTCGGTGAAGCAGCGGGCCGGGCGTGCTCTCAAACGAGGCACGTTCACCACCGGGCCGGTACCGACCGGCCGCCCGTAGCCCGTGAGGGCATTTACCAGGAAGAGGCCGTCGATGGCTGAAGAAATTGCACCCGTGGTTGTTCCTCCGGTGGTTGTTCCCGTGACCCCGCCGCCTGTGACGCCACCGCCCGTGGTGACACCCCCGCCCGTCGTTGACGAGTGGAAGCCGCCCACGAAAGCGGAGCTCGAAGCGCTTCAGGCGAAGCTCGCCGCGGTGAACGCGGAGTCCGCGGGTCGCCGGGTGGAACTCGCTGCCCTGAAGCAGAAAAACGAGACGGACGGGGAAAAGGCCAAACGCGAAGCCTTGGAGGAAGCCGCGCGCATCAGGGATGAGGCGCTCGCGGAAGCCACCAAGATCTACAAGCCCACCGCGATCCGAGCATCGGCGAAGACCGCGCTGCTCGAAGCCGACGCCAAGACGGACCGCGTGGCCGCCTTGGCTGGGCTCCTCAACACGGCGAATCTTGACATCAACGACAAGGGTGAGATTGTCGGTCTCGACGCGGAAGTCAAGCGCGTCAAGGCCGAGTACCCCGAGTTCTTCAAGGTCGAGGGCGGAACCCCGCCGCGGCCCGGGAAGCTCGCCGCTGGCGGCAGGCAGCCCGCCGCGGAACCGATGGCCCCCTGGGACATCATCGCCGCCCGCCACGGCGGCTGACCCCTCTACTCGAGCAGTGCCGTGAGGCGCACCCCGTCGCAAAGCCCGTGAGGGACAGCGGCATCCCTTTCTGATCCCTCACGAATGGAGCAACAATCATGGCCGCAGTGACGTTTACCGGTGCTGGCTGGATCCCGATCGAAACCAACCCCGAGGTCATCCAGAAGGTGAAGCAGACCTCGGCGGTGGAACAGTTCGGCAACCACGTGCCGATGGGCTCGAACACCAAGTACACCCCGCGGTCCGGCGGCGTGCACCTGGCCCGCTGGGCCAAGTCCACCTCGGCCCCGGCGGACAGCACCGGGAACGACTCGGTGCTGCTCAACAGCGACAAGATCGGTGGGAAGGTCACCGTCGCCGAGGAGGACATGTCCGACTCGATCGCGTCGGTCGCGAAGACCAAGAGCATGGATGCGGCGACCTCGTACGCCAAGCTGTTCGACAACGTGAGCCTGGGTATCACCGGGGCGAAGTCCGGCAGCGGGTGGGGCTTCGACTCCCTGTACTACATTCTGACCCAGAACGACACGGTGACCGGCTACACCGGCAACAGCAACCTGACGCTGGCGGGCACGGGCGGCATCACCTACGCCGGTCTCAGCAACGCGCTGGGACTGTACGAGCAGGGCGACTTCTTCGACCCGGCGGAGACCGTCGTGATCGCGCACCCGATGTTCGCGTCGCTCCTGCGGGGCATCGTCGACGCCAACGGGCGACCCATTTTCAACGAGTCGTCCAACGGCACTGCCGGTGGGGGCCAGGGCGGCGACCTGTCGGTCTTCAACTACGAGCTCCAGTGGTCGTTGGGTTCCCGAACCAGCAACCTGGGTTCGGACACCCCCACCGGGAACCCGTTCATCACCTTCGGGAACCGGCAGTACCTCCAGGTCGGTGACCGTCTCCCGCTCGGTGTCAACTTCCAGGACACCGAGACCGGGATCGGTGTCGACACCGACGAGAACGTCTTGTACTTCCGTGCTCGCAAGGCGTTCGCGGCGGGTGCGCCGGGTGCGTTCTCGATGCTGGTCAAGAACTGACCGACGACCGTGAGGGGCCGCGCGGGTTCGCCCGCGTGGCCCCCCTTCGCCGCGAGGAGGCACAGTGACTGGACCAACTCCGACG